CAGCGTCAGATGTGTATAAGAGACAGGACGGTCAGCGTGAGGAACCGGTAGGGGTTCGTCTGCGGATTGCCCTTGCCGTCCGCGGCCATCCTGTCGCCGGCCTTGACCGCGGCTTCGACGTTCTGCGCGACGTGTTCGGTCCGGCCGTCCTTGTAGACGATCTCGTACATCGGGATCATGTCATGCTCCTTTCACTTGGTTGAGGGTCTTGTCGATGAACTGCTCGTAGACGCGGCTCCACGCGCTTTCGCTGCCGGCCACGCCGTTGTTGACGAACAGTCTCGGGCTGATGCCGTGGGCCGGCCAGCCGTAGTTGACCGGCCCGGCGTAGGGGACGGTCTTGCCGCCCGCGCGGATGACGCCCGCTTTCTGGGTCGCTCCGACGCGCACCGACTTGGACAGGCGTCCGCTGCGGCCCACGGGGGTGAGCCGTCGGACGGCCGGCAGCGCGATGTTCGCGGCCTGCCGGTTGACCTCCTTGAGCTCCTTCATGTCGGCGCCGGCCCTGCGCATCGTCTGCACGAAGCGTTTCTGGCCGACGACGTAAGCGGCCGTCGACGTCATGCCTGGCTGTTCGCCGCGTGCTTGAGGTTGGTGACGGGGAAGCTGAAGTCGTTGGTGTTCTTCGTCTTCACGTCGCCGCCGATGCCGACCGGGGTGACGGTGACGTCGCCGGTCCATTTGACGCCTCCGTCCTCGTTGGGGACGAACTCGAACGGCAGGGTCTTGCCGTCGTTGTCGAAGCACCATGCCTGGAGCCCGTCCTCGCTGAAGTCGTCGCCGATGGTGCCCTCGAACGTCCACGACGTGCTGGTGTTGGTCTCCTGCGAGCCGTCCAGGTACGTGGTGGGGTCGTCCGAGCTCACGCTCGGGTTCAGCTGCGCCTTGGTGAGGTCGGCGCTGAAGTCCTTGACGGTGCTGCCCTCCCCGGTGATTTTGAAGGTGCCGGGTCCGAGCGTCCTGGTCTTGCCTGCCATGGTTATTCCTCCTCGATGATTTCCAATGGGTTCAATGTGACCTGATAGGCCGCGAGCTTGGCCGTGCCGCCGGCGGTGAACGTGACCGGCTCGGCCCTGGCGATGTTGAGCCGCGCCCCGGCCAGGGCGTCGATCGCGTCGATGATGCTGGGCAGGGCAGCCGGCTGCGTGGCCGTGGTGCCGGCGATCACGTCCAACCGCCATGTGATGGTCGGCTCGCCGGTCCAGTCCGGGTAGGCGAGGTCGGGCGGTTCGATGAACACCGCGACCTTGCCGGGTGCCGGGCGGGCCTCGGCCTCGTCGGTCGTGACGATCTGCACGAGGCCGCCGAGCGTCGACTCCAGCAGGTCGATGAGCGCGTCCCTCTCGTCGATGACCCGGCTCATGCGACCGCCAGCCTTCCGGCCATGACGCCGACCGCGTTCAGTTTCGGCCATACGCTGCGCAGCGGGTCGGTGCTCACGCGGAACGGTTCGAGCGTCGAGTCGGCCACGTTCATGACGCCCAGGCGCGCGTCCCTGCTGTTGTACAGGTCCGCGGCGCAGGAGACGACGCAGTCCTCGCGCACGTCCGGCGGACACTGCTGGCCGCCGATGGCCCCGTCCACGTAGACGATGGCCTTCGCGACCTTGTCGTTGAGCCGGTCGTCGTCCCCGTTGGGCACGTTGACCTCGTCGCGCAGCCTGGCCACGAGCTTGTTGACGTTGTTGGCCATGGTCACGCCGCGAACTTGACCGGGATCAGGCCGGACGGGTTGGTCGCCGCGACGGCCATGTACCCGTAGACCGAATAGTTGTCGGTGAGCTTGGTCGGATCGCCGTCGCTCAGCTGGGTCGGGCCGCCGGACTCCCACACGGTCACGCTCTCCGGGTCGATGAAGCAGGCGAGACCGGTGGGCGCGCCGGGCAGCATCTGGACGGGCAGGCGCAGGAACCGGCCGGCGATGCCGGTCAGGTCGAAGTCGCCGATGGTGTCGCTTCCGTCGCCGGACAGGTCGAAGAACCTGTTGCCGTCGTCCTTCAGGGCGATGAGCGCGGCCATCACGTCCTTGCTGACGCCCAGACGGGTCAGGTTCACGTTCCGGTCGTCGGCGAGCTCGGCCGCGTCCATGATGAGCCCGGCCCACTGGTCGATGGTCATCGACGCCAGCGCGGCGGGCGCGTCGAGCTTGTTGTCGCCGTCGCGCTGGGACTCGATCGTCGTGTACAGGTAGGTGCGCACGGCGGTCTCGGTGGCCTTCGCGTACGCGTTGCGCAGCGCGGCCAGGGCGGTGTTCAGCATCGGCGTCGTGCTGCGTTCGATGACCTGCCTCGACAGGGTCGTGTAGCCGCCGTACGTGTCGATGCCCACGCTCTTGGTGCCGAACGTGACCTTGCCGAACTGGAGCGAATCGCCCTCCGTGGCCTGCTTGGCCACGGCCGACGTGTCGGTGGCGACCACGTTGTACTCCATCGTCATGTCCTTGTCGGGCAGGGTGTCGTGGGTCAGGATGTTGGTGACCTTGCGGCGCTGCTCGATCAGGCGCAGGTCGTCCGCGATCCAGGTGGCGGTGTTGCCGGTGTCGCCTGTGGCGATCAGGTCGCGGCATTCGCGCATCACGTCGACGGCGTTCTGGTCGCCGTTGTGCAGGGCGACCAGATAGTCGCCCGCGGTCCGGTACTCGCCGCCCACGACGCCTGCCGGCGCGGCCGCGGCGCCCTTGGCTATCGCGGCCTTGATACCGCGCTGCTCCTCGCTGATCTGGTCGAGCCGTTCCCTGAGCTCCTCATCCATGTTCTCCTCCTGTTCGGTTGCGTTGTCGGTCGGTTCGGTGTGCCCGAGGTCGCGGCGGCCGGTGACCTTCGCGTCCTCGTATGCCGGCCAGCTGACCAGGCTGGTCTCAAGCAGTCGCACCCGTTTGCGGTGGGTGATGCCGGCCTTGTCTCGTTCGTCCAGGACGGGCACGAACCCGACGCTGAGGCTGTCGAGCGCGCCGTCGGCGAGCAGGCTGACCACGTCGCGGCCGAGCTGCGTGTCGCTGATGCGCGCGGTGATGTGCAGGCCGTCGTCACGGCTCTCGGACGCGGTGATGCGGCCGATGAGCTCGCCGTGCTGGTAGCAGAGCTTCGCGTCCCCCACGTCATCGAACACGCAATCGCGGTCGAACGTCTCGGCGCCCTCCCAAGTGTCGATGACCTTGCCGAACGGGACCGCGACGCCCTCCAGGGTCCGTCCGTCGCCCTCGGCGGACCTGGTCAGCGTCACTCCCCTGAAACCGATGTCACGCCTCTGCATTCGATGCTCCTTCCATTGACGGTTCCGATACGAGCGGGGGCAGGGCCTCCTTCGCGCGCACCTCGTTGACGGTCATCCACCCGCTGCCCAACGCGGTCTGGTAGGCCGCGAACCGGTCGGCCATGTCGGCGCGGCGGCTGGAGTCCCAATCGAACCGGGCCTCGCGCCCGCGCGGGAGCAGACGGTTGAACAGCTCCTCGATCTCGCCCGTGTACGCGGCCAGCGTGTAGTCCGCGAACTCGATCCACGACTGCTCGATGTTGCTGTACGTCAGGTTGCTGCCGTCGACCGCGGCCAGCATGATGCTCGCCGGGATGCCCAGCAGCCTGGCGATCTGCGTGGTGTCGAACTTCTGCGTCTCCAGGAACTGGAGGTCCGCGGGCTTCATGTCCAACGGGACGTACTTCAGCCCGTTGCTCACGAACCGGACGCCGCCGGCGCGCCCTTCCTTGTTCCAGTCGTCCTTGAGCGCGGTGAGCATCGGCAGGCTCACGCTCGCGTCGGTGGTCACATAGCCTTTAAGGTTCGAGCTGTCCTCGTAGAACCGAGACTTGTACTCGCGCGCCGCCTGCGCCGACTCGACCTCCTCGCGCGCGGCCGAGATCGGGCCCAATCCGCGCAGCCTGCCCGGAACGTTCAGGAACTTGCAGTGCACGATGTCGTCCGGCCCGTACTCGCGGCCCAGATACGAGTAGCGCAGCCTCGGGGCGGCCGGGTCGTCGCCGTCGTCGCGCACGGTCACGTACTGGGGCGGCAGCACCTCGCAGGTCACGACCTCGCCCCCGTAGCGCACCAGACGGACGAACGCGTTCCCGTCGAGCACCATGCTCGCCACGAGGTCGCTGATGAAGTCACGGCGCGACCGGTTCACGTCCGGCCGGGCGACCAGCGCGCTCACGGTATCGAGCTTCAACCCGTTGCGGGTCTCATGAATCGGCAGCCCGGTGATGGCGGTCTGCAACACCTGCACGCCGCGGAACACGGTCGACAAGGTCAACGGGTCATAGGAACGCTCCCTCGATGGCGGCCGCACGCCCTCGGGAACGTCGGCCAGCGCGTCCGCGCCACGCACGACGATGCCGCCGGCCAATCTCAGCCGCTGCCATAATCCGAATCCCGTCATGCCTCGAATGATGGACCCGGAACGCCCGCCCGCGCCAGCCGAGCCGGGTCAAGTAGGGTCAAGTAGGGTCAAGTAGGGTCAAGTAGGGTCAAGTAGGGTCAAATGGGGTCAGACGATGAACGCGCCGGTCTCCTCGGGCATGTGCTGCACGCCCCACGCGGCGAGCATGCACGACTCCAACGGACTGGTCAGCCCGGTCGAACCACGGCGCGTGACCCGCCACGCGTCCCCGGACCAGGTGCGCGAGCTGTTCGCGGCGCTGTCGTCCAGGTCCGGGTCGGAGGCGTGCCACACCACATGGTTCTGCAATCCGCTGACGAACGCCTGGCCGATGGTCAGATAGTCGGCCGGGCTCATGTCCACGAACCGGATGAGCGGTTCCCCGTACGTGTCGCGCATCGCGGCGAGCCGGTCACGCAGGTCGGCGTTCGGGCCGCGCGTGTCCATGACCAACGGCGCCGCGTAGTCGGTGCACAGGCTCATGACCCGTCCGGGAGCTGACCCGGTGCCGTCGAGCACGTCCAGCAGCTGCGTGGTCACGGTCCCGTCGTCGCCGGCCATGCCCACGGACACGCTCGTATGCGTCGCGTCCACGTCCACGGCCGCGGCGAACACGATCCGGCGCCCGCCGATTGCGTCCGGCGTCACGGGAGGGACCGCGGTCGCGTCCCACAGGTCGGCGGGTATCACGCGGTCGGCGACGCCGGTGTCCCTCCGGTTGCCGAACGCCCTCGCCCAGCCGGCCGCGTTGTCCCCGAAACTCTCCCTGAAGTCCCGCAGCTGGGGCTTGTACCACAGGTAGCCGGCGGCGGGATGGTAACGCATGACCACATCCAGGTCCTCCGGGTCGGCGTCCTCGGGAATGCCGAAATCGAACCAGCAGGTGCGCTCGGGCACATCCCCGGCGCGCAGCGCGTCGAGCACCCCGTTGAAATACGTCGAGTCGGCCGTGCCCTCGGTGCTGGTTATCCACCGTTGCGCGACCACGCCGGTGCGCTTCAGTCGCGTGTTCATGGTCGGCACGATCGCGTCCATGATCATGTCCCCGGCCTCCTTGGTCAGACTGAACGCCTCATCGATCGTGACCTTGTCGAACTGGCGGCCGTGGCCGGCGATGCGGGTCATGGCCATCGGGCTGATCGTGCTGCCGTTCGTGAACTCGGCCGTCATGTTCCCGTTGCTGAACCTGAACCTGCGGACCTTCTGCACCAGACGCGACGCCTTCATCGTCTCGGCGTACTCCTTGAAATGCGTCTCGGCGTCCTTGCCGGTCTGCGCCGCGTACGCGATGCGCCGTGCCGGGCCGAGCGACGCGTTGAACGTGTCCGACGCGTCCACGAGCGCGCTCTTGCCGCACTGGCGCGGCGTCGAGACGACCACGGTGTCGTAGCGGAAACTGCCGGTAGCCGGGTCGATCTCGCACGCCACGTCGGCCACGTACCGCTGCCACGGGATCAGCGGCGTGCCCATCATCCTCGCCACGGCCGCGAGCCTGCCGCCCAACGTCGGCCGCGAACCGTCCCGCCTGGTGCCGCCCCTAATCTTCATCGACGGCCCCGCTCCACACGTCCTCCACGTCCTGGTCCGCGGTCTGCTCGACCGGGTACATGTCGCGTATCTTCCACAAGGCGTCGATGTACTGCGCCATGTTCCGGCTTATCTCCCTGCCGGCACGGTTCTGCTGGTCGATGTTCACGGCCAGCGAGAGCATCGCCTGGCACAACCCATCGCGGATCGGGTCGTCCTCCGGGTGACGGTCCCGCAGATCGTCGACGATGCGCCGCGTGGCCTTCTCCTGCGGGCCGATGGCACGGCACGAATCCTCATCGAAACCATCGAGCAATGGCATGTCTTCCTCCCTTTTGTCCTTATCCGCCCATATCCTCTGGAATCATCCGCAATGGTCGGGAATCCTCGGTATTCCAAGGTTTTCCCGGCTTTTTTATTTCGTTCCGGGGGGAGAAAAAACTGGGCGCGGGGTCTTGCGGCCGGACGCTCGTTTAAAAAACCGTCACCATCTCGGCCGCGACGACGCCGACGCCGCCGACGAACGGAGCCCGAGGGCCGTGAGCCGCGCGCGCCGCGCCGCGAGCATCGCATCGACCGACGCCTGGCTCAGCCTGAGCGCGTACCATTCCCGCACCAGCCGTCGCGCCTGGTCGTCAGCGGCGCGCGACCACTCCACGTCGAACCCCGGGTCGATGACCTGGACGTCGTAGTCCAACGCCACCCACTCGTCCAGCATCCGCGGATGCCTGCGGCTCCTCGGCGTCGTGCGCACGCACCACACGTCGATCGGCTCGGGGCAACGCGCCAGCTGCCGGTAGGCCGCCGACCACGCCATCGCCACGGCCCGCCGCTCCTCCACGCTTGGATGCGCACCCAACCGCATGGCCGAGGCGAGCAGCGTGTACGAGACGACCGGGTCGCCCGGCGCCGCGTGCTCGTCCAGCCACGCCACGGCCTCCACGTCGCACGAGCCCGGAGGCGTCACCAGCATGTGCAACCGCGCCCCGTACCCGTACAGCACACGGTCCTGCCGGCTCGCGTTGCAATGCTTGCACGCCCGACGGATGTTCGCCACCGTGTCCAAGCCGCCATGCGACTTCGGCACGATATGATCGTCCTCCTCGCCCACACGCGTGCACCCCGGCAACCCCAGCCAGCAGTCATTCCCCCAACGGGCCACGACCTCGGCACGGACACGCGGGTCAACGACCTGCCTGCGCACGGCTCTTCCTCCCACGCACCCACACGTCCAGATCACCCACCTCGTACATGATCGGACTGTTCGCCTTGTCCCCGGCCTTGAACCACGTCGGCCCCGTCCCGTCCACGCGCATCCGCTTCAACGACGACACGCTCACATGCAGATACCGGGCCGCCTGCCTCGCCGTCAGCTTCGCCCTCGGGTTCATCACAGCACCCCCGCGTAGCGCTTCAGCGACTGGATCAGGTCGTCGCGGTCGAACACGCGCCGGCCGGCCAGCACGCGGGGCCGCTGCACGTACCCGTCCGAGATGAGCTGCTGCATGCAATGGTCGCCGGTCGGGTCCGCGGTCGGCGCGACACGGTTCAACCGCAGGATGCGGATGCACGTCTCGCGCTCCACCGTCTCTGTGCCGGTCGTGTCATATTCAAGCTGCGGCAGGTTCCATCTGACCGCGTTCCTCAAATCCCTCGCACGCCGAGCCTTACCGGCAGCGCGTTTCCTTGTCGGCTTGTAATCCACCGCGTATCCCATCATGACCTCCCTGAGATTGTTCGATGATGTTCGATGTCGTTCAGTCCGCCGGTCCCCGAACCTTCGGGTGGTGGACGGTTAGAGCGGGAGACCTAAGCGCGGGAAAGAAGGAACCGGCATGGTTCCCCTTTCCCCGTAAGACCTCCGGCTGCGATGCACTGCTTCGTAACGGAGCCACGGCCGTCGCATGGAGAGCGGGCCCAGGGCCCGCGCGGTTGGTCTCGACGCGAGCCCCACCCGCAGGTGGCAAAGGCCCTCGAACCGCCCGAATGAGACGACCCGCGCCGATCTGACAAACCCGCATGGCGGTCCCGCCGCCGTCGTAACCACCGACCCACAGCCGGTGTGTTTGTAACGCGCTGGGCAAGGCGCGGCGGGGTACTTTTCCGCCCTGCACGCAACCCGCGGTCGACGTGGTCCAAGGGCATGGAATTATCGAACAGGACACACGCCACTGTCAGCCGGGCTCGTCGTCCAAAATGTCCAGACACGCGACCAACGCGCGCGCCTCGAGACCGGAGAGCGGGAACACGTATGACCGCGCCTCGCCCTCCCTTCCGTCCGACAGGACCGGATGCCGGCGCATCAACAGCTTCAAACCGCCATTCGGACGCCGCACCGTCAGAAACGTCCAATCACCCTCGTCACGCTGACGAATCATCTCAGCCATCACACGCCACCCCTCCGCGAGAACGAATCCAACTGACGCCGGAACCGACGCCGCTCACGAACACCCCTCAGGTCGATGACGCCGAGCATGTCCAACAAGACACACATCAACGTCACCAGCACCACCACGGCAAGCAACAAGGCCACCGCAACGAACAGGACCATCAACACATCAGCCACGACGACTCCCGTTCAACCGGCGTCCCGCACGCTCCGGCACGTCCAGCAGCACGATCAACACGCACGCCGCCAGCACGCCCGCGATCGCCAGCTCGCCCACCACCGTCATCATCAACGAACACAACGAACCGGCAACGCCCATGAACAGCTTGTAGAACAGATGCATCACGCGACCTCCCTGAACGCATGCAAAACGGTTAGACCCTTCCCCCGCCGCGCTAGGCTGGAAACCGACAACAAACAACCCGCCAAACACGACGGAGGAAGGAAGAACAATGAGCGAGTTCATCGGCCTCGCGAAAGACGCGTTTATCGCATGGCGCGACAACGCGAAACCCGTGAAAGACTCCGGAATGACCATCAACATCGACGAAGACCAAGAAGCCTTTATCCTGACGAATACCGGGAAACCGGCAAAGAAGAACGTCAAAGTGAAGGCCACGGGACCCGACGGCGAGACTGTTCACGAATGGGAAGCGCTCGAACCGCTCAAGGAAGGCGATAGCACAGGGCTTAAGGCACACACGTTCTTTCGCGAGACACTCCCGGAACTGCGCGACGAACAGGAATTCCTCGACGGCCACATCGAACGCGACCCCGCGAACTACCCCATCGAATTCACCATCGAATGGGAAGAACGTATGGGGAAACGCCACACCACAAGAATCGACATCACAATCAACTAGCATCGCGTCGGCTCCTCGAACCTTCCGGACAACGTCGATCCCAATTCGCCCATCAACTTTTCGGCAACGTCCCTGGAAAGCGGGAACGTGTAGCAACAGCAATCGTCCTTCCGGTAGAACTGGACGAAAAATGTTTCCGGCAGATGGCTCAAATGACTCACATGAACACTGATGCCGGCCATCACGCGACCTCCAGTGGTTCGCGGCCGAGCAGCACGTCCGTGGACACGTCGAGCAGGTCGGCCAGCTTGGCGATCTCGTCCGCGCTGAAACGGATATCACCCTTGAGCTTGAGCGAAAAAGTGGCGGCTGAGATGCCGAGTTTTTGTGCGGCGTCTTTCTGCCAGAGTCCATGCAAAGTCAACATGCATTTAATGCGATTGCACATGTTGTTTGCACTATGCAAATCGTCTTTCGTCATGGTGAATAGCAATAGCACATGAATGGATGATTTGCAAATCCTGTCGCGTCTTTGTGGAAATCAAATTTGCTATATGCTAATCTAATTCACATGACAACAATGATGATGCAGCCCTCAACGGCTGCGGAAGATAAAACCGAGAGCTCACTACAGGATCGCGTGAGCTACAACATTCGTGTTCTGCTGGCGATTCGCCAAGTTTCTCAGCAGGAACTTGCAAAGGCTATGGGTATTGCGGCTCCAAGCCTTTCCCAGAAATTTACTGGCCGAATCCGCTGGAACTTGGATGATATCGAAAAAGCCTCCGGTTTCCTTGGTGTGAAACCGGAGGCGTTGGTAGCGGGGCATGGATTTGAACCATGGACCTCTGGGTTATGAGCCC